CACACTAGAGCGACTGCGGCGCTGGTCAGACACGGCCCTCTCGAGCAGCTGACGCGTGTCAGGGCGCAGCCTGACCATCAATGGTCTGTTTTGGGTGGCCATTTGGCTCCTTTAGTTGCACTGTGAATGCACCGAATAATAACCGAATAGCTCACCTGGTAGCCGATACTAGGGTAAGCACCTATAAATTATTTGTTTACAAAGGGTTTGACAGCAAAAAACAACTTAGGCAATATTCGTTTTGTATTGCACAGTGCAATCACCAACCACCGAGATACAGGAGTTGATTATGTCCAAATACGTTGCTTATTACCGCGTCTCCACAGACAAGCAGGGCGCCTCTGGCCTTGGCCTCGAGGCACAGCAGGCCGCTGTGGCCCCATACGCCACACAGATCATTCACTCGTTTACCGAGATCGAGTCTGGCAAAGACAATGACCGCCCACAGCTCGCAGCTGCAATTGCGATGGCCAAGAAAGCTGGCGCGGCTCTGCTGATTGCCAAGGTCGACCGCCTATCGCGTAAGGTGGGGTTCCTGTTTGCCCTGCGCGACTCTGGCGTCAACATTGTGGCCGCAGATATGCCACACGCTGGCACCCTCGAGTTCGGTGTACGCGCTATTTTTGCCCAGCACGAGCGCGAGGAGATATCTCGCCGCACTAAAGCTGCCCTGGCAGCCGCTAAAGCTCGCGGAGTTAAGCTGGGATCACCTGACCCGGCCAAGGCATCAGCTGCAGGCATCGAGGCCGTCCAGGCCAACGCAGACGCATTTGCCCAGCGTGTTGGCCCAGTGGTCCGCGAGATCATTGCCAAGACCGGGTCCAAGTCACTGCGTGACATCGCAGCTGCTCTGTCAGCTCGCGGGGTGTGTACGCCACGCGGCAACACAACGTGGTCGCCTAGCCAGGTGGCCAACCTAATGAGACGGGCCGCCTGATGTACGGCGTCCTGTTTCTGGTTGGGTTTGTGGCAATCACTTTGGCCATTGGCCGGGTGATCCACCGATCCGACCGCATCCACTGCAACCGCCTGACCGGCCAGCAAAAGAGAGAGCTGGGAAAGATGGTCGAGCAGCTGCAGAATCACGCACCACGCGATAACTAAACCAGAGGAAAACTATGAAACGAAAACCCGATTTATATGTAGACCCACGCACCAACCACGCTCGCAGCTGGCGAGATATGTTGCCCATCGAGCCAGCCGAGGTCGATGAGCCAATCTGGCTAAAGGTAACAGGCGCTGTTGCCCTGGCCGCTTTCTTTTTAATCGTTGCGTTTATTTGAGGAGCTCACTCTATGAACCAGAACGCATGGATTCTTGAGGAGCTGCAACGCGGTGTGCACGTTACGCCTATCGCTGCGCTGGCCGGGTGCCAGTGCTTTCGCCTGGCGGCCAGGATCGCGGAGCTGCGTGAGGTTGGCCACAACATCCACACCACAATGATTTACACCAACGGCAAGCGCTACGCGAGCTATCGACTAATCAAAGCAAAAGGAAAAAGAAATGGTAAGTAAAGTCACCCCCGACACAATGATGTCGGCGTCACGTCTCACAGCTGTGATGGGCCTGTCAAAGTACCGGACCCCCAACGATGAGCTCGAGTGCTCAATCAACGCGATGCAGTTTATCGAGCGCGAAGATATTGGCAACGAAGCCATGGCCTGGGGCAACCTGATGGAGCCCTTGATTCTCACCCAGGCAGCGGAGCGCCTGCGCCTGTCTGACCTGGTAATCGATCACCCCAGCGCCAGGTACCACGCGGAGTTGCCCCTGTGCTGCTCGCTCGATGGCACCGGAGATGGTGGCGGCCAGGTAATCCACCACGATCCGGACAGCGGCATCTATGTGGTTGGAGCTGACACCATCAAGCTAGATGGAGTCGGCGTGCTCGAGGCCAAGCTCACAGCGATGGACGTAGAGGACACCCCGCCACTGTGGCGCGGCCCGATCCAGCTGCAGGCGCAGATGGATATCATCCACGCCAAGTGGGGGTGCGTGGCCACACTCTACCGTGGCACAGCACTGCGTATCTTTTTGTTTGAGCCGCACCAGGAAACCATCGACTACATTGCCAGGGTCACCCGCGAGTTCCAAGACAAGCTGGACAAGTGGAAGGAGACCGGCGAGATCGACTACTACCCACCAGCTGATGGGGAGCGCTGGCCAGAGCACAGAGGTCCGTACCCATCGAGGCCAGACCCAATCGAGCTTGGGATCGATGCCGAGGAACTCGCTCATAAAATTTTCAGGGCAAAACAGGAGCTCAAACAAATTGAAAAAGATGTGGCAGAAGATGAGAAAAAACTCAAAGACATGATGGACAGCGCTGAGTTTGCCGAGGCCGGCAGGTACGACATCAAGTGGCCAATCAAAAGATACGATGCCCAGCCTGCGAAGACGGTACCCGCGAAGGACGCATACACGATCAGGCAATCAACTCTGTCAATTAAGGAGGCAAAAAAGAAATGAGCCCAGGAGATCACAAGCTAATGAACTCACGTCTGCAGGCAGCGCTAAAGCTGCAGGCGCTGTGCTTTGACGCTGCCAACCGAACACCGGGCAGCTTTATGAATCGTGACCGAGCGATGGATGTCGTTGACGCGCTGGTCAATGTTGTGCTGGATACCATGGATCAATTTTTAATCGAGGAGAAACACAAGTGAATCTACAAGTACAAAACAACCAGGGCTTTGCGCCCGTGACGTTAGATGAGGCCATGAGGTTCTCGGATATGTTGGCCAAGTCTCAGATGGTTCCCAAGGCGTACCAGGGCAAGCCAGAGGATGTCCTGGTAGCTATCCAGTGGGGACGTGAGCTGGGCCTGGCGCCGCTGCAGGCGCTCCAGAATATTGCGTGCATCAATGGCAAGCCATCTGTGTACGGCGACGCAGCCATGGCCCTGGTTCAGGCCAGCGCGGTGTGCGAGGACATCGAGGAGTATTTCGAGAACGAAGGGAGCCCGAACCCGGTCGCAGTGTGCGTGGCCAAGCGCAAGGGTCGCACTCCGGTGACGGTCAAGTTCTCGGTCGAGGACGCCAAGCGAGCTGGTCTATGGGCGAAGCAGGGGCCTTGGTCTGCGTATCCAAAAAGAATGATGCAGATGAGAGCTCGAGGGTTCGCGCTGCGCGATGCGTTCCCAGACGTGCTCAAGGGATTGATCACCGTGGAGGAGGCACAGGATTTCCCGAGCCAGCCAGAGAAAGATATCACCCCCGCGAAGGCCACCAGGAACCCGCTAGACGCGTTGCCGAGGCCAGAGCCTACCGTTGCCCTGCCCGAGATACTCGAGCCCGTTGTAGAGGTCGACGATGGCCAGCGCCACCACGTCGAGGTTGGCCAGGCCCAAGAGGAGGTCGCCCAGGAGCCCGAGGGAAAGTCTGAGTCGTCTTACTTTCTATTCGTGCCCGGCAAGGATGAGCCTGTATCCGAGTACCCGACGCTATCTGATTGGGCCGCGGCCTATGAGGTGATGGCAGACAAGACAGCTCGGGCAAAGCTGCGCCCACCTCGGGAGAGAATGACAGCGCTGCGCCAGCTCAAGGAGGCCAACGAATTAGTTATGAAAAAAATTACACCTGCCGATAGGATCAACCACACGGCAGCCTACAGTAAGCGCCTGGCCACACTGGGCGCCATGTTAGAGGGAGAGGCAGCATGAGATATCTAGCGTTGGTGTTGCTACTGTCGGGGTGCGTGAGCAACCCGGTCGTGGACGCGCCCAAGACCCAGGAAATAGTGATGGACAAGCAGGTGCAGGCGATGTCTCGCAATGAGGTGATCATCGCTGTACGCGAGTGCGAGAGCTCTGGCCTGAGAGCTGTGGTGATAAACGGCAAGCGCAAGATCAACGGGTTCACCACAGACATTGTGGTGGATGTGACCTGCGCTCCCCGGTTTGTGTTCTAGGCAACCAGACCAGGTAGGTAGACTGTTTTGCCTGCCTGCTTGGTCGCCGTTAGGTTTTGTTTTTTAAGGTTTGATGGGTCGTAGGAAACGTGGACCCACCCAGAGTCTGGGACACCTGGAGTGTAGAACTCAAGTATCAGCTGGGTGTACTCCAGGTTGTCCATGATCCAAATTGCTAGGTCCGCGTTTGGGATGCCCGGGATTTCGATGTCCGCTGCTTGCCCTTTGCAGTGGTCCGACGTGGGCGAGCCACCAGCTTTTTGGTTGACGGCGGGGCTGCGGTAACCGGAGTTGACTTTGACCCCCGTGTTGAAATGGTCTCTAACAGGTTGAAGAATCTTTTCACATAGTCTTTTAAGGTTTTCAATTTCAATCTCCCCAGGTGTGTTGTCAATGTTGTGGCGCAGAGCGGTCTCGCTCTTTACCAGCTCCTCTAAAGTAAAGTTGGCCGTCAGGTTCATTTCTTTTTCTCCAGGATCTCATCGAG